AATTTTTACTTTAAAAATGAATTAGAACTTAACGAGGTTGAAACTGAAAATCTTAAAGAATTTTTAACAAACGCATAAGATGACTAAAAAAGAAAAAACAATCTGTATAGAAAAAGCATGCAAGGAAATATCCAAGGAAATTAAAAAGCAAAAGAGGCTTTTAAAAAAATATGACAAAAAAGTTGCAGAAGCTAAAAAAGAAAGACTAGCAAAATATAACGAAATGCAAAAGCACATAGAAAAATTTAAGAATGATTTATGTGCTGAATTAGGAATAAAAACCGATACGGTAGAATTAATTTTAGAAACTTTTAACAATTAAATATAAATAAAATGAAGTACACAAAAAAACAAATTAACAAAGCTTTCTTAGAGTGGAATAAGGAACTACGAACGAAACCAGACTTTTTTTTTAGTGAAGATGAATGTATTTTAAAATCAGTAGAAGAGGTGGCAAGCGAAAGTACTAGAACATTAATTAACTATATTAAAAAACAGTAACATGAACACAGTAGTATTAACAGGTAGATTAGGGCAAGACCCTGAATTAAAAACAAGTCAAGGTGGTAAATCATTTTGTAAATTTTCAATAGCAACCAACGACGGTTTCGGCGACAACAAAAAGACCAATTGGCATAGTTGCACGGCATTCGGAAAAGGTGCGGAAATTATAAACCAATATGTAAAAAAAGGTAGTGAAATATCTATTAGCGGATCTATTGACTACAACAAGCACGAAGATAAGATTTATACTAATATCTTAGTTAACAATTTTACTTTTATAGGTGGTAAGTCGGAAAACACGACGAGCCAACAACAAGCACCAGCGACATCGTTTGAGCCAGTTGCAGAAGATAACGAAAGTGGATTGCCTTTCTAAATGAAAGCTCACACTAAATTATACATTAATTCTCTAGGGTATGATATTACAGATTTCATGCCCTGTGAGATTAGTGGCAACAAAGGCGTTGACATTCATCATATAGTTAACCGTGAAAACAGAATAGAAAACTTAATGTTATTAACTAGAGAGTTACACGCTAAACACGGCGAAATAAAATCTGATATGGTTTATTTATTAGAAACACATCGTAATTTCTTAGATATTAATGGTGTTAAATTTGATAACAACTGGTTTGAGGAACAGATAAATAAATACAGTATTTATGATAATAGAAATTAAAGACCTAACTAAGTTATCATTCAACAAGTATAACAGCCTTCATTGGGCTAAAAAGAAACAGTTTAAAGACGCTTTACGCTTATTAGTAAGCAGCACTACAAAACAAACTTTTAAAGGTGGTTATTCGCTTAATTTTGATTTCTATTTTACTGGTCGAAGATTAGACACTATTAATGTTTTTCACTACTGCAAAATTATAGAAGATAAACTATTCGCTCAAGATAAAGATAATCGTAAGATTTGCGTTAACGTACACAAAGGAAATGAAAACAAATGTATATTAAAACTAACTAAACTATGGCAAGATTAAAAAACATACACAAAGCAATATGCGACTATTACGAGATTCCTTTAGATAGTATATTTGTAAAAAGTAGATTACAACATATTTTATTGCCTAGACAGATATTCTATTACTTTGCATCTGAGCTAACAAAATTAAATAACATTGAAATAGTTACATATTACAAAGAGGAAAGTGGTAATACTTGGGATAGAACAACGGTAAACCACTCTCATACTACTATTAAAAACTACATAGAAACAGATAAAGAGTTCTTTAAAGATATAATTAACATTCATAAAATTATAGATGAATTAGAGTTAATGCCAAGTTTAGATAGAGCACCGACAAAAGAGGACTTAATAAGAATAGTTTTAAACAGTAACGATAGGCAAATGCTAAAAACGCAATTACAGGATTATTTAGATAATAAATTTTAAGAACAACGTAAAACTATTTAAAGAACAAATTAAAATATTAGAAGCATGATAACCGCAACAAACGAAGACAATATGCAAATGATGAAACGTTATGAAGATAACTTTTTTGATTTAGCAATAGTAGACCCTGAATACGGAATAGGAATAAGTAGTAATCCAGTAAGGCAAAAACACAAAAAAAAAGATTGGGACAATTCTATTCCTAAAAAACAATATTTTGATGAACTAAAGAGAGTAAGTAAAAATCAAATTATTTGGGGTGGGAATTATTTCATAGAGCATTTAGATAATACGCAATGTTTTTTTATTTGGGATAAGAAACAGCCTTTTGATTTTAGTTTAGCAATGTGCGAAATGGCTTGGACTTCGTTTTCTAAACCAGCAAAGATTTTTAGATACTCAGTTTTAAATGAAAAAAACAAAATACACCCAACACAAAAGCCAGTTAAACTTTATGAGTGGTTACTAATGAATTACGCTAAAGAAGGCGACAAGATACTAGACACGCATTTAGGAAGCGGAAGTATAGCTATAGCGTGTCACAACTTAAACTTTGATTTAACAGCGTGTGAGTTAGATAAGGAATACTACGAAGCGTCTATGATAAGACTCAAACAGCATCAAGCCCAACTAACAATTTTTTAAACGATAGCCTATGACAAAAACAAAAGACAACCGACGTATTAATCAGGTATAAAAAAATATACTTTTAATTGGTAAAATTAATATAATAGGTTTCTTAGCCCGATTTATTTCGGGTTTTTTTTGTGCTTTAAATAATATGTTGTATATTCGCATAGAAGCGAGATAAGTTAATCTTATTTCTGTTTTTTTACAATGAAAGGGGTCGGATCCAAATTTGTAATAGAAGAAACCAAAACCACTAATTAAATTTAGTGGTTTTTTTTGGTATTGTCGAATTATTTGTTAACTTTGCGTTAGTTACCGTTCGACATTATAGTAACACGAAGATATTAACACAAACCCTATAATGAAACACAAGTCGAACGGTGTGGATTTATAGGGTTTTTTTGTATTTAAATTTTGCTTGTTTTTAATAAAACATTCACACATTATGAGTAGACACAAAATTATTTTCTTCGGAACAGGACTTACAGAAAGTCATCAATTAGAATGCTATCAAAGTAATAACAAGATTATTATGTCAATAGACACTGAGCATAGCATGTTTAATAATTGGGTAATATTAGATAAAGAAACTGCTATAAAACTAAGTAGAGTTTTAAAAGCTGAAATATCTAAAATTAAAGAGTAATGGCAGAAGGTAAAAAAGGATTTCTATTGTACGCTGACATTATCTACACAATAGAGCATTTAACGAACGAAGAAAAAGGATTGTTATTTCAACACCTTTTAGAATATGTTAACGACATGAATCCAACTCTTGAGGATAGGATTTTATTAATAGCGTGGAAACCTATTGAAAGACAATTAAAGAGGGATTTACAGAAATACGAAGGCAAAAAAGAAGAACGCAGTAGAGCTGGTAAACTTGGTAATTTAAAGCGTTATCATGAGGACTTATACAAAAGTGTGATTAGCGAAGAACTTACACTTGAGCAAGGTTTAGCGATGGCAAAAACTCGCAAGTACTCGCATAGCGATACAAATCTCGCTGATAATGATAGTGATACTGATAATGGTACTGTTAATGATAGTAAATATACAAAGGATAACTTTTTAGAAAATTGGAATTATTCAAGGTCTAATTATACTGGAGAGCCTAGTCATATTAATAAACTAACTAAAGAAGAGGGTGATTTGTTTTGGAATTGCCAACAAGAATATACTAAGGATGATTTTCATAAGGCGATAAATGGATTGTTTTTACAAAAGAAAATACCTTATGATTCCATGTGGTTTAGACCTAAACACATGTTAAAACACATAGAAACATACATAGACGCATTTAATAACAAGAAAAAAGACCTTTACTAATGTTTGAAAAGTTACACATAGAAGACACAGAACAAGAAGAAAACTTGTTAACAGACGACGTAATAAGCAAAGGCTTTGAAGATACTGTTATAAATCTAAGAGAAAAAGTAGAAAGACCGCCTGTATTATTAAGCATCGGATTAGATGACAAAAGTTATGGTGGTGTACACTATCCTTTGAAGTTTGCCACAACTGGTAACTTCTCAGTAATTAAAGGACAACAAAAAGCCCGTAAATCGTTTGTTAAATCACTATTAGAAGCGTGTGCAGTTGGTGGTGAGGCTTGGCGATTTACTGATTACTTAGAAATTAAAAGTCATGGCTTAGATGGTAAATGGATTATATCAATAGATTGCGAGCAGTCAAAGTATGACGTATGGTCTAACGGTGTGAGAATACCTAAGATGGTCGGACATTATCCCGAAAACTATAAAATCCTAATGTGGCGTGAAAAATCCAAACAAGAAAAACTTGCTTATTTAGATTGGTTATTTATGAAGAGTCCGTATAAAGATAATCTTGGTTTAGTTATTTTAGATGGGTATGTGGACTTTGTGTATGACCCTAACGACCAAAAAGAATGCAGTATCTTTATTG